GTCGTCATCTGATGCCATGCCACAGGCACTTGGATCAATAGTCACTTCCTTCTTTGAATCCAACGCCATGGATAGTGATGTGTCGACACTATTGACGTTAGCGGGCGATCCAAAGTGTCGTGTGATCATCCCCTGTTCGAGAACAATGGCCGGGCGAGAATATCCAAAAATCATGGCAACTTGTGCTGTGAGATTGGCTATCATACCAGTAGCCTTCGCAAACCTGCTGATCACGGGTATTTGTGACAACACAGAGGCCGCACGAGCCACCAACATTGCTGGTTTTGATACCATGCCATATTCATCGCCTCCCTGCGGAACAAGGTTAAGCGGTAAAATAGAAGTAGGCGTATTCAACTGCAATTCAGTAGCATGCACTAGAATAGTGATGGTGATGGGCTCAGTCCCACCATTTGCGTGGCGTAAAGTATTCATTGATTTCAGAGTTATGAGACCCATTTTTCTCCACTCACGGCGTACAATATCCAATTGTGTTTTTGGAAAGACAAAAGGGCATGTCACTGTACCACCTTCACAAGTCGTAGGATTAAAATAAATGTGTGGTCGCTGTGACGCTTCCACCAAATCTTCGGGAGTTGTTGAGCGAAAAATCGAAATTTGGTCTGAATCTGGCAAGGGAATGTATGACATTATCCCACGTCCGTAATAAAACGGATTCCCATTAACCAGTAGCTCAACATGTAACGTGGCGCGCAAATTACGAAAATGTGCAACCCTGTTCATCACTCGCGGGTCTTCAAAGAAGATACGCCATGGATTAAACTCGGCGTACAAAGCCGTTCCAACTTCCCACTGAAAAGTGCCCACACGTACTGGGCGTTGCATAAATGAATCACTGGTATCACTCGTTGCTGCATGGATTTCGGTACCGTCAGTACCGCTTTTGACGCCAGACTCCCATGCACTGGTCTGGTCGCTCACAGAAATATTGCCGATCTGTGATCTCGGACTTTTTTGGACTTGAAATAAAGATACCCAGTTGTTTGTTCGAATTGCGTCTGGAGGGTAATTCAACGCAATGGCAATGCCAATACACAACAACGCAAGCCTGGAAAGCCACTTGGCTAGTGGCTTCCTGGTAACCAATACGTTGGAGGGAAGTGCTTCGGGTATTAACCCAGCGCATTCAGCGCCTTCTGGCGTCAGATTTAACATGATTGTCATGTCATCCTCTGACAGGGATGAATCTGGCTGAAAATAACGCACACGCAACACGTCTATCCACTCAAAATACGAGCGGTGGACGTGTGGCACCAAGTGCAAAAGATCCAACTCAAATGCTGTTTGTCGAATGATCTCGACTTGCTCTTCAAACACCTCGCGAGGGTGACGAGCCAATTCGTACAACGCGGCGCCCATAGCATCAACAATTTGATTCCGCTCCGTAATGCAACTTTCGTTCTTATACATATACAGAGTTTTATGGATCGAGGCAAGGGCAATTGGGGCGACGTATTCTTCAAGCTCTAAGCAATATCGAAAGGATCGCTTGCAAAATGTGGCATCTTTCAAATTCTTGTAAGGTTGAATGACAGCACTCTTATCACCGCAGGTATATTCCAAATCATGGTTGCGGCAAAAGTCAAACATGTCGAGTTGTGAAAAACCATCTGTGCGTGAAGTGCAAAGTGAATCGTCGCCCATGAAAATGCAACGCAAATGGTCACGAACGCGCAGGCCTTTCGGTGCTGAAAACGTACCTTCATGTACTTTGCTCAAAAAAGCGCAAAAATGAATCAAAGCATTGGCAATTGAGTTCAGAATCAAGGTGAGATACGTGCCTGAAATCATGATGCCCTCGACATTAATCAAGGCTCCCTGAAACATGACATAATTACTTGCCAAATCTGAGATCATAACCACCATGGCTTGCAAATCTTCTTTGCAGTACCCCAGCGCGCGAGCTATGTGAATCATCACTGCTCCTGACGCCCGGATCATCTGACCCGACAAGCGCAGATCCCAACGACTGTAATCACCTTCAATACACCGTGTAAATCCATACTCTGCAAGATGGCGGAAAGCATCGCCCCAGTCTTTCTTGTTGACATTAATGCCTCCCATACACATGGAAATGAGCGGAAAGTTAAGCATAAACTCTACGACAGGAGCAAAAAACGCTTTTGTGAGCAAAAATTCGGCAAAAGGATACACAAAAAACAAACGCGTGTTCTTCTTTGGTGCGCCGTCTTCGTACTTCACTGGCTCCGATTTCATCGCTGTTTTTATCAGCGGATTGGAACGCAGACCTTTCCGGCAATTGTCCTTGATCAGTTCAAATCGTGCCTCAAGCATTGATCCAGAATGAAGAATTTTTCTTCAGTCTCCTCATCGTATTCCACGACGAGGAGTTTTACTTTCTTCCCAGAAACTCCAAAGCCGCATGAAGTAGTCTCGTCAATCTGATTTATAAAACGAGTGCCTTCTACACCATTCAACGCTTCATCTAGCGTAAGAGGCTTGGTATAGAAACGATAATCTGGATCGTTAGCCTTTTCAAGCAGTGGCTCCAAATAATCTTTC